TTAAGGTATTGTAGAGGATAGCATGGAAGACCAGCTTGAAGCATTAGAACAACAGGAAAAGGAAGAAGTATCAGACTCTCAGTCACTGTCAGCATCTGTTAAGAAGATGTTTGACCAGGAAGCTGAGGATGTGTATATTAAGAAAAGTAATACATTACCTCTTCCTGAAGACAAGACTGTTTATGAATTAGCAGCAGAGCTAGGTCTCACCGTTCTTGAGTATGTACAAAGGGATCCAGAGTATGCAGTTCGCGTAGCAGAGAATGAGCTGGCTAGTTGGATGAATCTTCTTTCTAATGCAGCAGCTAAAGGTTATCTTGAAATGGAGAACCCTGAAACTGGTGAACTGGAAGAATACTCTGTATCAAAGAATCAGGCTAAGATGATTGAGGTACGTGTAGCACAGGCACAGAAGCAGCTTGATTATGTACAGGAACTTTCTTTTACAGCATATAAAGACGGGGAGCAGAAGAAAGATTTACTTCTCCGTAATATGTATCATCAGGCTTTAAGAGGCAATAGCCGTCTTGCAATCTATCTTATTGATCGTGTTGATGGCCGTCCTACAGAGTCTAAACAGAATGCACTTGATTATGATAACGCATATAATATTTACATGATTGTGCATACACTGTTTGAAAAGCAGCTTGAAGTACTTAATTCAGGTAATGGTACAAAGCTTATTTGTTGTTCACGTCGTGCAGGTAAGACACACTTACTTGTAGCAATCCTTTTAATTGAAGCATTGCGCAGACCTAATACCACATGTATCTATATTGGTGAGACAATGGAATTGTCAGAAGGTCTTATTGATAAAGCAGCAAATGATATTATTGAAGCATGTCATCTTAAAGACAGTAAAGGAAAGAGATTTAATTGGAAGAGAATTGACAATGGTTCCCGTATCCTGGTGCGAGGTTTGTCTAATACTAAAGACCCTGACCAGATTCGTGGTAATTCTGCAAAAGTAATTGTAATAGACGAGTTCTTCCATTTGAAAGGTGAATTACTTCAGTATCTTTATGATCAGGTACTTCAGCCTATGCAGATGGACTATGCCGATGATTACAAATTTATTTGTGCAGGAACACCTCCGTCAATTAAACATACATTTGGTGAATATGCATGGCGTAACTGGGATGTTGAGAAGTTCACATGGACTTGGCGTGATAATCCGCATCCTGTTGATGTTGAAGCTCGTCAAGAGTATGTAGATAACATTCTTAAAGAAAAAGGTCTTACCTGGGATACCCCATTTGCACGACGAGAATATAATGGTGAATGGGCTTATGATGATGATCTTGTACTTTACCCAGAGTACCATTGTTACGATCCAAGAGAGTACATGCCTACTATGCATGTTGATATGGTTCTCTTTGGAATTGACTATGGTGTTGGTGATAATGATACACTGATTGGTATTGCGTGGGATGCAGCTGAAGGAAGAGGATATGTCTTCTGGGAGGATAAGTTCAATCGTCTTGATATTAAGGATAGAACTATTTCACAGTTGCAGTACTTACGTGGTCAGGTAAGATCAGCCTGGAGAACAGCGCTTGACTTCTTTAAGAATATGAGTCCATTTGAAGCTAATAAACGTATTCTGTGGGATGCAGATGATAATGACCAGCATCTTACAGATGATATGAATGTAAATGTAAGATTTACTGAAGAAGGTTATCAGGACCTTCGTCTTAATATACAGAATGCACATAAGACAGACAAAGTAATCATGCAGGATAAGATTAAGGACCTTTTACGTACAGCAGGTCTCTTGTTAATTAAAGATGGTAAGACTGCAGAAGAATGTGATAAGACTGTACTTAAACGCGGACCAAATGGGGAGGTTCTCCCTGAAGTAGATAATAAGGTATATCACCCAGACTTGTTGCCAGCTATGCGTTATGCATTAGTAAACGTTCTTGGTGAAAAATAGGAGTATATATGACACTGACAGAAATCCAGTCATTAGTAGGAAGTCTTAAAGCTGCAGGCATGGACGCTGCAGCTATTAAAAATACACTTGCAAATATGTTGGATGCAAGTGGTACAAAGTGGGAAGATACAGTTGATGTACCTAGTTATGGACCAGATGGTGCCACTGTAACAGGAACTACACCAACTAAGATCGCTGATGTATTTAATGGTCTCTTACCTTCTGAAAGTGGTACAGATCCTAATGAAGACTGGGAGAAAGCTAAAGCTGAAGCAGCTCCGAAGATTAAGAGTAAGGAAGCCCAGGATAAACTGGAAGCAGAACGTGCAGCAGCAGTTCCTGACAATGAAGCACAAGCTGCAGCAGAAAGATCACGTATCAATGAAAACTCTCCTATTACAGCAGGTACAGCACAGTCAGGTTTAAGTGCACTCTATTATAAGTTGCCTGATGGTATGAGTCGTGCTGAAAAGATGGGGTTGATTAAGCAGCTTAAGACAAATGTAAATCTTCTCGCTAACTATAAAAATGACCAGGCACACATTGTTCCTGCATTGCAGGTTATTGGAAGACTTGCAGAGTGTAAGAATGACGGAATGAAATTTAAGGAAGCTATGAATAAACTTGTCAACAGAGACAAGAATATACGTGGCATCTTTGAAGGCTTAAGCTCTGAGGATCGCAAGACGCTTATTGACAATCTGCATAAGACTTATATGTCAGAACCATTCAGTAAGGCTAATCGTGAAATGGCAGCTATTACTTCTACAATGCGCCGCGAGTATAACTCTGCAGCAAATGCCCTTGAGAAGTTTAAGGAAGCTATGTCTGATGACGGTGTAGGTTTACAGGAGAATAAATCAGTAGATCCTAAGCGCATTGCACAGAACGGTGGTACAACATTTGATAAAGCTGTTGCAACAGGTACAGAACGCGGTGCACGTACACGTAACCTTCTTAATAATATGCAGTTCCTTAAAGACAATCCTGATGCATATAATGCAATTGTAGAAGCTGCATCAAAAGGTAAAATGACAATTGATGACTGGAATAAGTATATTGCAGATCATCCAGAAGCAGAGTTCTGGATTAATTCAAACCCTAACACTGTAAGTCAGAATATGTTATTGCTTTCACGTAAAGATAAAGATAACCCTGACTGGCAGGAAGTACCTCTTATTCAGAGTGATGATGTACGTGACTTCTTTAAGTTTATTGCAGACAATAACCTTAAGAATAAGGTACATGTTGAACATACAAATCTTAACTCTAAGGCTTCGGATGCAACTGATGACACATCACGAAACAATAAGTGGCTTGGCAGATATGACCAGGCTCTTACTACTGGTGATACCCGCTATGTATTCCAGGACCCAAGTATTAATAAGATTACAGACCGGGATGAGAATGGTTTTGTAACAGAAACTGATAGAGATAAGAAAGACAAATCAGGTTTTAAGTGGAGTGACAGTTACTTTAAGCATGTAGCAAATATGTTTAATAATTCTTCACCTGAGCAGCTTATGGACTTCTTCTCTGACCGTGTAGCTGATGGCAGTCCTATCAGTTTACAGCAGGCTGAGCTTAAGAACAATCTTGGTGAAGACAGTCTTACAAAAGCAAACAGCCTTGCAAAAGACATTATTAATCTTATGTATGGTTTACGTGGCGTTGACCCTAATACTGATAACGGTATCAATATTGACAAAGGTTTAATTGATCCTTCAATGGCACAGTCACTCAGCAATAAGATTGGAAAGCTTAAAGAGCTTAATCCTGATATGTCTATTGCAGATATTATGAAGTCTGGTGACTTTGGTGATGTATTTGGAAGAGTACACCCTTCATTCAAGGATAAGCAGGTTCCTATTGTAAATGCCTGGTTGAAGTTCAATAAGTATAAGAAGGCTCTTGAAAATGGTAATACAGCTACTTCATTGTTTAGAGACTTCATTAATGAGAACATCCCGGCTTTACAGACAGTGATTGACACCGGTGACTTTGGTGACACAGGCCTTACAGATATTGAACAGGCTAAAGACCTGCTTGATAAACTTAATAGCGCACGTGATGTCTTCAGCACTAAGAAAGAACGTGATGCACTTGTAGATAAACAGGTTGGTGGTAAGTCACTCGATGATCTTAAATCGCTTGCTGATGAAGATCCTGAAGCTTTTGCAGAAGCAGAACAGAAGTACAGTGATACTATGGATGAGCTTATTGCAGCTAAGAACAGTGGTGCTGACTTTGATGTACTTAATATGCTTCGTGCAGATATGGAGAAAGCACGGGCAACTGTTGACTATCTTAAGAATACTAAGATTGACCTGGAAGCAGAAGCAAAACGTACAGGCAGATCTTATAATGACGTTAAGCATGATTATTTACATCCTGACTGGGATGAAACAGACTTTGATACTCAGCTTGCAAAACGTCTTGCAGAACTTGAAGTTAATGATAATGCTCGCATGTTATTAGGTGATAAAGATAAGAATGGCTATATGCTTGACTTACTTGATAAGTTTGCAGGACTCAGTCCTAAGTTTGCATCAGCAGCAGATGATATACGTAATCTTAAGAAACCTTTGACATTGTCACAGCTTCTTAAGGATAAGTCAGGTAAGACAGCAATGCTTGAACTTGGTTTAACACCAGATGAGTACAGTGCACTTGCTTCAAGTGAGGAAGCCTTTAAAACAGATCAGTCTGATAAACGTCGTTCTACTACATTTGTTGGAGCTAAATCTTCAGCTGGTGCAGGACATGCAGATGAGCTTTCAGAGCAGGAAAAAGATGAGCTTAAAGCTGTAGGACATACAATGTCTCAAGCTAAGTCTAAACCTGAAAATAATCCAGGTAATGCAGCTGTTGCAAAGATGCAGGCTGATTTACATGATGCTGATATGACCGGTGATACTGCAGCTAAGGAAGCTATCTATGACCGTATTGAGAAAGACAATGCAGCTAGTGCACATCCTTATACAAAGCATGAAGAAGCTGAGGGCAGATACAGCAAAGCTACAGAAAACATCGCTGATATTATCGATGCACTTAAAGATGTAAAGTGGAGATAGTATGAAACGAAAGGACAAACAACCAAAAGAGCCTAGTCTCATACGTAAGATTATTGATATACAGTATGAGCAGGCCAGAAGACGTAAAGCATTACGCTTACTTCAGAAACAATGTTGGAGTGTAGATTTTCTTTCTACACTTCTTTTGAAGTCAGCTAAAATGTTGGGTTCATCATTAGAGTTAACTGTAATATCTCCAAATGGTGAAGGACTTAAGATTACAGCTAAAGATTTACAGCTAGATGACGGCCGTATCGATGATACCGATATCTTCAATCATCTTGATGATGAGGCAGCTGTAAATGCATTTATAAGAGAACATAGTACGAGGTAGATATGCCAACACCACCAGTAGAATATGTAAAAGATGAGATTCAAGGTTTATGGCG